TCTGCTCCTGCAGCGAGACCATGGCGAGGTCGATGCTCGGCAGGTCGGGGTCGCTGACGGTCGCGACGTAGCGCTTGGTGACCACCTCCTTGGTCTGCCCGGTCCGGTGCACGCGCCCGATGGCTTGCATCTCGGCAGCCGGGTTCCACTGAGGGCTCATGAGGTAGACTCGGGTCGCCTCTTGCAGGTTGAGCCCCACGCCACCCACCACGATCTGTGAGATGAGGATGGCGCCCGGGTTGGGGTCATTTCTGAAACGGTTCAGGATGAAGTTCCTCGTTTCGGCGTCCAAGGTCCCGTCAAGTCGGTAGCACCGGTTGCCAAGGGCTTGGTTGATAGCGTCCATCTCCCCGTGGAACTGACAGAAGATGATTGCCTTTTCATTGGGGTGTGTGGCGAGATCCTTGAGCAGCTGGACGACCTTGCTCGGAAGATGACCCGTTTCAAAATTGCCCTCCATTATCTCGTGGACGAGGTCGCGGTTGGTCATGGTCTGTCTGGCTCGCAGCATGCCCTCGAGAATCTTCATGTTCTTTTCTCGCTGCGAAGCCCCACGGCGCTGGGCGTCCTTGATCGAGTCCTTGAACTTGTTGTAGACTTCAAAGTAGGTCTGCTCCTCTTCCAGGGTCATCGGCACCTCCATGCAGCCCGAGTGGCATGACGGCAGTCGCAGGCGTTCGCAGTGCTGTGCCACCTGTTCCTTGGTGCGTCGAAGGACGTACTTGTCGCGGATTTTCTCCAGCTCTTGCTGCACGGACAGCTTGAGGTCGTTGAGGAACTCCTTGGTCTTGTCGCGGTTCACCAGGTTGCCCCGATGGATGAGCCCGTAGAGCGTGGCGAAGTCCTTGAGGCTGTTGACAACTGGCGTACCGGTGATGAGCCACGTGGATTTGGAGCGCAGCCGCATGACCTCCACAAAACTCTTGGACTTCGGGTTGCGCACGTGGTGGGCTTCGTCCAGTACCACGCGATCCCACTGCGTCAAGCAAAGCCCTTGTGACTTTTTGCTGAGGAGGGCTGTGTAGGACGTGATGGTGACGCCCTTGAGGGTTGGTGCGAAACGGGTCAGTTCCTTGTTCCACTGAGCCGTTACGGATTTGGGCGCGACCACTAGCGTGCGTCCCGGATTGTTGCACATCATCGCGATGGTTTGGGCGGTCTTGCCGAGGCCCATCTCATCGCAAAGGAATCCACCACCCTCTTTGTCCCGGGCGGTCATCCATCGGACCCCTTCATCCTGGTAAGGCTTGATGAGGCGTCCCACGAACATCGTGTCGGTTTCAGGTGCCCATTGAGAATCGTTCAGGCTCCCTGAATAATTTTTAGTTGTTCTCAAATTCTCCCATAGCTTTCTTTATACCTTCTGCGACCATAAGGGTACTTATACTTGTTTTATTTGAATTAAAAATATTTGTTCTAGCAATCGCAAATGCTTTCCCGTATTCTGGAATTGGCAGATTAGTTCTGTTACTAAACTGGGAGAAAAATTCAACCATGGTATTTATTAGAATTTGCATCTCATAAGTCTGATTTTCAAAATTGTTTACTGCAGACATATTATTTAATATTTCTTTACGCCACGCTATTCTCGCTGCACGGATATATTCTATATTAGTAAATTTTATTTTTGGTTTTTTAATTGTTGTTGAGGGATTGTTGTTGCGTACTCTCTTAGTGGCTCGAGCGGAGCGTGCAGCTGTCTGTCTGGCAGCAGCGTTGGCGGCGTTGCGAGCGGCTTTCTCTTCAGCGGCTTTCTCTTCGGCGCGGCGTCTGGCTGTGGCAGCGCGACGTGCGGCTTTCTCTTTGGCGGCTTTCTCTTCAGCGCGGCGTTGGGCAGCAGCGGTTGTTGGTTTTGTGACGCCGATTGATTTCACACCAAGTGAGGGTTTGGCAGTCTTAGGTCTTGCTGTGGAAGGCTTGCGTTTGGCAGTCTTAGGACAACCATTTGGAGTATTTAAATTTCCCCATGATAAAATCCCCTTTGATGCGGTATCAAATACACCTACATTGTGATATACAGACAATTCTTTCATACATCTTGGTAAACTTCCTTGTATAGCATCTACCACAATACATGCACGTTCGGTATTTAGTTCTGAACATAACTCAGGTAAATTTTCGTTGGTATAACCTTTACCCATTCTAATCATTAGTTGTTTTCCATATTCTTCCGTTTCTTTAACAAATCCAGATTTAAGATGACCAAAAATATTTGCTATCAAGTAAAGAAAATGGGCAACTTTTAAGCCAGGTGTTAAGGATACACCAGAAAGATTTGAGGTTCTTTTGTTTGTTGTTGAAAGTGTGTTCATAACATTTTCATTGTAACGATCAACTGCTCTATAAATATCCGCGCCAAGTAATTTTACAATAAATTTTAATTGTTTTGATGTGTTTGGTTTATTTGATATTGATATACCATTTTCTGATTTAATTTTTGAATTATTAAAATTTTTATTATTAGACCAAATTTCTGGAAAATTTTTTAATTGTTTTCCAAAATCATGAAAAGTGTCAGCAATAGTTAAAAAATATTCAATTATTTTCATATTCGGTTCTTTATTATTTCCATTTATATTAGGATAAAAGAATATCCAATAAAATAAAATTAATGTTTTTAAAGACACTTTAGGAATGAAATCACCGCGTACTTTGTAAAGATTTTCCACATTTAAAAACCATCCAAATAGAGGCCCTTGTGTAATTATTGGGATATTACCATAAGAAATAATTCGTTTAAGTTTTGTACCATTATTAAGAATTATGTCTGGACCGCCCTTCGTGAGGTTTGTATTTAGAAAATCCCTTTCAATCAAATTACGAATAATTTTTGCATTTTCTTCGTAACTTCCCTTTTTTGCTATCTTCACAAAAGTTCTTGGCGCACTCTGTTCGATGGCTTTTACGAACAACGTAGGTACATTTCTAATAACTGAAGCAAATGCAGCTACTTTATCGAATGACACAAAATATGCCTTTGAAAAAAACTTAGGACTTTTATCCACAATAAGAGCATTGTAAATATTTTCTATTTTATTAGAGTCATCTCTAATTTTTTCCATTAATGATAAATTGTTCGGACGTGCAAAATAAAGACTTGAATCTTCATCAACCTTTTTAGTAGCATAAAATTGGAGATAATCTAATATTCTCTTGTATTCAAGAGGACTTCCGCGATAAGGAATGTTACCAGGTCTTTTAGAATAATTACTTAAAATCTTACTTATATCACTTATAGATGCCGCTGACGCATTCTTTTTACCTGATACAATATAAAACTTACCATTCGTAAATTTTATTAACGTAGTGGGTCCTCCGCGTAATACTTGATTACCTTTTTTACCAGTAATTACTCCAGAAATAGACTTACTCTTATCAAGATCCCATTTGCTTTCAACCTCAAGTGATGGGTGCTCGTAACCAGATGCTTGTGATAATTCATGTGAAGCAAATGGACCTTCATATTCTACTGTATCGTCTAAACTCCAGCCACTTTCGTCATATCTGGCTATTACAAATTGTGGATTTATCTTACATAGTTCTTTGAAATCCATAATTACTTGATATTATTGGAGATATTCTTTTGGAGTCTCGTGAAAATTTGGCGACTTTCTGAACTATCCATCTTGTTCAATAATTTCATGAAAACATTTGCCCATTTTTTCTGTTGATCTTCTGAAACCACGCCATTCATTGTATTTGTTTTTGAATAATATTGTTCAAAAAACATATTCAATTTATTTTTAATCGTAATACTACCGTATATTTGATTGTATGAATATAATAAAAGAAAAACATAACGCCAGAATATTTTCTTTTCCATTCCTGGTCCCATTTCGTAAGTAAATGTAAGGTATGTATTAAGTAGTTCTTGTTTAAGAATTGTTTTATTGATCCTCTGTTTCGAAATATTATTTAATCTTCTTCCAATTCCAGAGAAACTTTTTGATTTTATAACTTTGTTGTTGTTTTTTCTACCCTGTCCGTAACGGCTAATGGTGATTGATTCGGGATAATTTTTTTTTGTAATCACTTGCGTTTGGGTATTAGTTCCGGAAGGTCTAACAGCAGTTGCCATTCTCTAATAATATCTCACAAATTAATAGAATGGCTGAGCGCCGAGGATTTCAGACAGCCGTGTGGGGACCGCCCGCGTGGATGTTTTTGCACACCCTGACCTTTGCCTACCCAGAGGAGCCCGACGAGAAGACCAAGCGGACCTTCATGAAGTTCTTCGGGTCGCTGTGTGCCATCTTGCCGTGCAAGTACTGCCGGGCGAGTTACTCGAAGTACTGCAAGACCACGGGACCCCTCGGGCTGACCGACGCCAACTTTGCCTCCAGGAAGACCCTGACCCGGTGGCTCTACAACATTCACGACGCGGTGAACCAGCGCATCGGCAAGACGGATCGTCCCAGTTTTTCACAGGTCAAGGCGATGTACGAGCAGTTCGTGGCGCAACCCCATGCGGACAATGAGAAGCAGCATGGATGTGTGAATGGTCAGAAGAGACTCAGGTCGGTGATCCGGGTGGTTCCCAGGGAGTGCAAACTTAGCGGCAAGACCTTAAAGATTTACCGCGCTTGTAAGCAAAGGTATGTACTCTAATCCACTCACCGGAAAGATCACAAAGTCACTCTACGAAGCCGAGTCAGGAAGGAGGTATATTCAAGTGGACAACATTCAATTGAAGATACCATGGCGATACGGAAGACCGTACCAGATTCAATGTGACGACCTCAAGCCCATCATGGACTACAAGGTCGGCGAACAGGTTGAGGTGTGGTGGGAAATCAGTCAGTCCAGGATGATTCTGAACCGTATTCGATCAGGTCCCCACACCTAGCGCATACCCACACATGAGGAACCCCCTCATGGTAGAACCTAACTCTAGGAGGTCCTCGGTGGACAGTGAAGTCTTGAAGTTTTTTCATAAGCTCTCCATACAGAAAGTCTGGGTAGGTTCCAGTTTCTCTATGGAAAATGACCACGACCGTTTTGGCGAGTCGATGATTCACATATCTCGGATGGTCACACGTCTTATAATTCGTTAATATTTTATTGTCCAATAATAATAACTGAAATATGTCGGGTGGTATTACGCAACTTGTCGCGGTGGGTGCCCAGGATACGCATCTGGTTGGCAACCCGGAGGTTAGCTTTTTCCAGTCATCATACAAACGTCACACTAATTTTTCCAGTGTGATTGAGCGCCAGGTGATCCAGAACACTCCGGCGGCCAACGGTCTCTCTTCGATCCGCTTCGAGCGCAAGGGCGATCTCCTTTCTTACATTTACCTCACCAACGTGAACAGCAGTGATGCGGTTGTTGTCGAAGACTGGAGTACAGTTATCGATAAGGTCGAATTGTACATCGGAGGTCAGCTTATTGACACCCAACATTATGAGTATTCTACAAACGTTCACACCGAGGTCATGGCCAACTCTTTCTCGAAGGGTGTTTATGGCTCTGGACCCAGCGCTGCTGACGAAACGGTGTTTTTCTACCCTTTCAAGTTCTGGTTCTGTGAGAACTGGCAGTCGGCTCTTCCTTTGATCGCCCTCCAGTACCACGACGTAGAGGTTCGCATCTATTGGGCGGGTACTCTGGCCAACACATATGAGGCATGGGCCCGGTATGTCTACCTCGATACCGATGAGCGCCGCATGATGGCCGAGAAGCCCATGGACATGCTGATCCACCAGGTTCAGCGTATTCCGGCACCCGGCTCAAAAACTGCCGATCTCACATTCAATCATCCGGTCAAGTTTATTGCATCTAACGCAGCAGTATTCTCTACCGCCACCAATCGTGTTCTTCTCCAGCTGAATGGCGTGGACGTTGGTGAAAAGAAACAGTCCGTGCCTCATTTCAAGCAGGTGTCTTCTTATTATCACACTCAATATGGCGCAAGCAGTAGCGCAGCGCAAGATGGTTTCGAGAGCGTAACTCTTATGATGCCATTCTGTCTGGACGCTTCCAAGCTTCAGCCCACGGGTACGTGCAACTTCTCGCGCATGGACTCGGCCAGGTTGATCAGCGATGCAGCAATAGAGAGTGCCATCTATGCGGTCAACTATAACATCCTCAGGGTCCAGAACGGGATGGGCGGCCTGCTTTACGCGAACTAAGTTTCATCGCCTTTTCAGCCTGATCCTTTGGCATAAACATGAGCCAGGCTACGGTCATCCTCTCCTGGGTGAGCGTTCCGTCCTTCTTCATAGCGGCACATGCATCTTGAAATTGCTTTACGTAGTCCATAATGGAATTTCAAGGTGTTACTTCTTTAACTAAACTTAGTTGGTCTTGGGGACCTTGAGCAGCGGGACATCCGCCGAGAAGCATCGGGTGATGCTGTTGGCTGGCACCGGGCCCACGCGCTGCAGGTCGGTGACGGGCTTGAGCAGATCGGGGCCCATCTTGGCGATCAACTGGCGGTACTGGTAGTTAAGAGGATAAGCAATACCATTATCAGCCATGATCTTATCGTTGATCAACTGGTTCGAGGTGTAAATCGTGAAGGCGCGACCATCGGCCATACCAAGACGCTGAGACATCTTTTACTTATTCAGTAGATAAAAATCCCTGATCCTCTGGTGAAATTGTTCGCGCTGATGTACGAGTAGTTCATTCTTGATTTTGATCTCGATGGCATCGCCCTTGACCTTGGGGTTGTAGAGGATCTTGATTAGAAACTTGTATGCCATGGTCAGGTCCTTGAAGTTCTTGGCACCCGACATCACGATGCTTCCAGTTTTAAAGATGCTGACCGTCATGTTGAACATCTTGGCTTTCACGGCTGAGTAAGTCTCTGGGTTGAGAGAAACCTTCTTCACATGCTTGCGATGCTTCTTGTAAAGATCCAGCAAAGCCAGTTGATCGATGCCGTGAGGAAGACGGAACGTTGCATTGATCATCTGTGTTTCCATGGGTGACACGGGACTGTTGGTGGTCTCGGGAAAGACCTCATCTACTATTTTTTGAATTTCCTGGATGATGTCCAGTCCTTCCATGGGTGTAGATGATCCTGTCACGTGAATCTTCCCGTTGGGAAACAACTTGACCGATCGCTTTTTGGTTTCGCCGACATCCTTGGACAGCGTCAGCGAGTTGTTAAAGTGTGTTGTGCCCATGTTCCATCCACCGGTCCCGTCGACGAACTTCTCTTTGAAAGTCGCGAGAGGAGTCGTGATGCCGTCCCTGCCTCCCATGACCGTCATCGTGGACACCCTGGGCAATGTTGGTTTGGATCCTTGAATTTCATCACGCGCTTTGATGATGTTCCCAAGAAAGGTTCGAAAGTTTCTGGCTTCCATATTTAAAAGTAAGACTCGTCACTTCTTTAATATGAGATGTGGTCACTGTAAGAAGAAGAAGATGATCTGTATTCCATGTGATCACTGTGATCACACGTCTCTATGTACCTCTTGTATCCAACTGGAGTTTCACGAGTGTTCAGGTATCCTGAATAAAATTCAGTCCGAGAGGGATACAATAGAAAAACGAAACCCTAAAATCGAGGGTGATAAAATTACAAAAATTTGATGAGCGTCATAACACTGAGGGCTATGAGGATAGCGGCGGCGGTATTTCCCGCAAGGTTGGCGGCATCCATGCTTCCCGACATTCCCTCCTTTTTCACCAGGATGGAGTCATTGGTTTTGGGTACATTGTTCCAGGGAGGCAGCGAATAGATGCGTTCTGGAACCGGCTTCCGGTTCAGAGGGTAGTCCTGGGAGCCAGGCGTGCAGTAGTAGGGGGTCCTCCACCCCGCGGCGATGGTCTTCTCGCAACCCGGACTCGGCTCTGCCATCTGGGTCTCGAGAGGTCCCCCGAGAGCATCTCCTGTGGGACGAACCGCGTTCACGAGCGCCACCTGGGGTTCTTCGGAGGGTTCGTAGACCGACTTGTAGGCTCCACCCAGCGGGACGCCAGGGGTGAATTCCATAGGGTCGGCGTACGGGTTGATCTTATTGAGGGAAATCCCGTCATTCAGTCTCATGTAGGACGACATCCTTGCTTATTATACAGTTTGAATAAATTCCCACTTGAGTAACTTGCACATGTCCTTCCAGATGACATCCTGTTGAGTGAGTTTCTCCTTGGACTTCAGTAAAGGGAAATAGGGGAGGTATTGATCTTCACCCAGTAACTCGCAGAATTTGTACAGCACATAGGGATAACTCAGAAAGTTCTTTCTATCCTTGGGACATACCTGGTCAAAGGGTTCCTGTATTTCATTGAACATGAGCCTGAGGCGTTCCTCCAGGGCGGCTGGCATCTCAGGAGGTCTCACGCCGGTAAGAATGTTTGTGATGTAGGGAATGTGTTCATAGTATTTGTTCTGGCGCAACTTTTTCAGCAGCCCTCTGACCTTGGCGTGAGTGATCTTGGAAATCTGTTCGACCCTCTGCTTCTTGAGTTCGTAACGCAATTGTTCTATCAAATCATCTGGGATATTTGCCGTCTCCTTACCCTGAAATTGTTGAACCCACTCATTGAAGTGGTTCTGTCTTTTATAGGAATATTGAGTATTCTTTGAAATGTCCTGCTCATCCTGATAGGACAATCTGGTGGCAATGTAATTTTCACATGCACCACAGTCCTGACACACAATTTCTCCATCAATGTCATTTTCATAAACATTTGTTGAATTACATTTTTTACAATTATCTATTTGAATAACATTGTTGTCAATAAAATCGGTGTCAGTCACCGTTGTTATATCTTTTTCCACGACGCGCATGTATTCCAAAAATATATCGCGTCTGCAATTTTCCTCGTGGTATCTGTGTATGAAGGGTGCTGCCATGGTGATATAGTCATGAAGTGTCGGGGGATCATTTTCATACTCCTTTAATTTTGCATGATATCTCTCGAGTAAACTCATTTAAAGAAAAATGTCACTATAACTTTAAATGTATAATTTACTCATCAAGTTGGCTGGGTGGTGGTACAACGAGGACCATTACCGTCTCACGATGCCTTTGAAGATGATATACGATATCAACACCAAGCGTGATTGTCTTTTCCCCTCGCCCGACTGGAAGAGGGTCATGGATGGATGGCCACTGATGAAGTCTGGTGACATCTACACCACATGTTACTACCCTGACTTCAGGGATGCTATTTACGTCCTTCGTAGAAAGAAGCCCGATTGCATTGAGAACATTCGCTATGAGCAAGAGTATACATTTCGTGGCGCACCCTATTCCATGGTGACCAGGGATCCCATGCGCAAGGTCGATGATATCATCGAAGATGAGGAAGAGCCAAGGATGAAGGGACCGATCATGATTCAAAAGGTCGAAGCGATTATGGAGAATGGCGAGGTAATCATGTGGGACACGGCACGCTTTCTTCGCTACGCCGGACCGAGGTCGGACTTTCACAACGTCAAAGACATCCGTATGAGGGATCTATTTGATGCAAACGAGGAGGTGCCAGATGAGTGGCACGTCTACATGTTTGGTAAGAAGATTGTCATCAAGAAGGACGATGAACTTACTCCTCGGACTTTGGTGCCAGGTAGAACCTGAGTTCACCGAGTGAAGTAACCTTGTACTCCAGGACGAGAGGCATCTCCTCTCCGTGGTGGAGAAGTTTCATATTGGAACACATTGAAGTAGCCTTAGTGAACAAGTTGAGATACTTCAAAGAAAATGTATCTTTCATAGAATCAAAATCATTTGTATCCGAGTCAATATCATATTCGGTATACTGTTCGGCAAAGTCTCCTGTGCACCTGAATCCAACCTTTTTGTAGGAACGCTCGATGGTCAGTTCAGAACCAATGTGGGAAATATCCCTACACAATCTCTGAAAGTCCACGGTCTGGAAGGTTGTGATGCTGACCACTGGCAAGTCAGGAGCGTCGAACATTTCATCATTGATATCCAGAAGGCGTAAATTAAAGTGACTCCGACTCTTCTTGCTGCTGTTCTCGATGGAAATATTGAGCACGTGGTCCTCTTCAATTTTCATCACCAGTACGTCGTTGGTCGTAACCGACTTCAAAACTCTGAATACATTGGTAGTGTTGATACCAACAATAATTTCATGTTCACATGAATATTCTTCAAACTGAGTGGCATCCAGAAAGAGTTCCACCATGGCAGTGCGAGCATTGTCCAGGGTTAGCATGTGAATACCCTTTTTGCTAAAAGATACATTAACATCGTTGAGGATGTCTTTCAAGACCTCAAAGATGTTTTTAAATGCGGACGCTTGAATCGTTTTCAAGAACATTTACTAGATTTAGTGCGCGTTTTGTTTAAGTAAAGGTCTTCAAGGAATTGCTTGAATCCTTCTTCTCCGCGTTCCTTGATGAACTCCTTCCACGACGAATAGCCTTGTTTATAGGAATATACATTACCTAGTGATCTTGGAACTTCTTCTGGATTTGTGATCATTTCTGTTTTTCTAGTTAGTGGTTTTCTTGTTTATCTTAGCTTCCAACTCGGGGGTCATCGGGGGTGCCAATGGAGCGCCATAGGATTCCAGTTCAAAAAGACCAGGTGCCGAATTGGGATTTCCATCAAAGGAAGCAAATGCCGAATGATCAAAGGATTCAATTTCACTTGGCATCATTGAAAGGACCCACTGCTTGACCTCCGGTCCCATCAAAGGTCTTCCGTCCTTGGTAATCAAGGCAGGCACATGGGTAAGCACCTTGCGATAATCATCTGGAATGGGTTCCTCGTGGATATTTTGATATTTGATTTGGTCCTTCACGGGACACTGATCCAACAGTTTGAATATCTCAAGACAGTGTTGGCAGCGTGGACTGTACAACATGATGGCAAACATGCTTTCTTACAAGCGTTGGTGAATTTATCAGGGGATATAATTTCGCACCAGTATATAAGATGCGTATGCAGACTATATTTCTCATCGTGCTGGCAGTCGCGATTGTAGGCTACCTCGTCATGAACCGTGAAGGGCTCAGGTGGGATCGTGGATTTGCCGGATTCCGTCCTGCCGTCACCGGTGTAATTACAGAGGGCGACCTCGAGATTACTGGAAACCCAGTAGAGGATGTGGCGGTCAAGGCTTTGATGATTAAGAAGATTGTGGATGCCACAGTGGATGAGATTTTCAGGACCAAGGGTCTCAAGATGTTCCCCATTGAGACGATCTTCATCCAGGTATTTGACTCTCCTGACAAGATTAAGGAACTCAAACAGAAGCGCCCCGATGTTTACGAGGCCTATGTCAAGTTTCTTCAGGCTCGTGACAAGGATGCCGTGCTCACCAGGAACGGCGATGGCACCGAACAGGAACAGTTGGCTCGGACCGCTCTGATAAATTACCTCGAGGCACTCAAACGTGACCAGGACTACAACACGGTTCCCGACAATGTCCCTGCGACCTACCGGTGCCGCTTCCTGCTCCTCGAGACCGAGCGCTTCTATGGAACCGAGGTGGACGTGATCGCCATCGGGGACGAGGATGGCATAAAGATTCAGGGCATCACCAGTCAGCCCTTGAAGGATGGCGAGAAGATCAAGGCTTTCCAGGATAAACTCCAGGTGGGTGAATGGATGCCCTATGACACCATCGCAAACGCCAACGTGCCCAACAAGAGCGCCCTGGCACTTGCCGAGAAGGCTATCAAGGACAAGTGGGGTGAGGACTTCCAGACCTATGAATCCACCGCCGTGGCAGACGTGGGTCAGTTCAATCCCCCGGTTACGCCTTATTTGCGATAGGAAAAACTCAAAGATTAGTAGACAATGCCTCTTCGTGTGGACGAGGTACAACAGATCGACCACAGAAAGCGTGAATTAAAAAAGAAACTCTATACGGAACTTTACGAACGCGCCAGCGCCAAGGTAAGGCAAGTCGCCGAATTGGGACTGCACGAGACTTGGGTTCAGGTGCCTTCATTCCTTATAGGATTTCCTTCATTCGACCTCGACAAGGCGGCCCAGTATGTCGAGAGACAGTTTATCAACGGTGGGTTCTTCACCCAACTGTATGAAAATGGTCAGTTATTTGTTTCGTGGTATCCCAAGACGTCCAATAAGAAAACCAAGTCCAGACCCAAGGAACCGGAGAACGAGTTCGCATCACTGGCAAACCTTAAAAAGGCCGCGGACAAATATCGCTGAAATAAATACGTTTTATCAGTAACTATGGACAATAACCTTAATGTTCTTGTGGAAGCCAAGAAGGAACTTTTGAATCAACTTTCGTCCACGATTCTTCCGAGCGCGCTGGACTGCATGGACTCGCTTTACGCTGAATCCAAGGTGGAGACCCAGGGACGCAACACGCTCAAGGCGTTTCAGGAGAAACTCGCCAAGATCCCTCAGTGGAATAACTATCAGATCGACACAGAGGTCGGTAAGTGTGTGGACAGGTGTGGTGGATGCCTGGACGAGATGACGGCGGCGTGCTTTGTTGCCACGGTCAAGATCATTTCGTCGGTAAGGCTCTCTAAGGACTCCAGGAAGGTGTCGCTCAAGATTCCCACCAACGACGTATTTGTGTTGGGTGTCTACACCAATGTCGCCAAGCGAATCTACGAGGATCCCTACATCTATCAGGAGGTGGTCAGCAGGAATGACAGGCGCAAGGATCTGCTCAAGCGAATGGACGGTGTGGTTGAGGAAACGGTCAAGGAGATGCTCCCTATCAACCAGATCCTGAAGACCTACCTGAACAAGAATGCCGTGGACGTGATGAATGGCGATCCGGTGGAGCCCGAGCCTGAGCCGGAGATGGAACCAGAGCCTGACATGTTCCCGGGCAGTGGCGAATTGCCCGTTGAGGAAGAGTCCGAAGGGTCTTTCGGGGAACCCGATATGCCACAGGAGCCTGCAGAATCCTCGTTGCCGATGTCAGAAGAGCCGGTCGAGGCGCCCGCTCCGGAAATGCCTCAGGAAGAGACGAAGAGTTTCACGTTCAACGACAAGATCATGAAGAGGTCGCCCATTCCACCGATGGACGAAGAAGATGACTTTTCCATAAATCCCAATGCGAATCGTTAAACATACTAAAATCTGCTTTATTTAATAATGATCAGCGATTCGCTTAAAAATCCTTTGATCGCGGCTTTGGTCGGTGCAGTCGTCACAATGGCGTATGTCCAGTTGGTGGCCCGTCTCAATCGCGAGGCGCCTCCCAGGAATGCCGACATGGTCAAACCGGCGATTCTGAATGCCATCCTCGTGGGCACGATCGTCTACCTTGGCATCTCCCAGCGCGAGGAGATCTACGAGACTCCCTTCCCGGAAGTTAGTCGCGGTATGTAATTAAAGATTTTACTCCTTTTAAATAGTACGAAATGGCCAGCGTAGATACATTCAACGAACTTCTCTTGCAGTTTGTGGATGAGTTGGCTCACACGTTCCCAGAGAACACCATTGTGAAGACCTACAGGAACACGGTCGGCATGTTGATCAAGAAGGACCCTGGTGTATGCCTGGAAACGTTTATGAAGAATGTGAAGCCCCACGAGGACCTCATTCGCAATCAGGACGAGCGTATCTTCGAGGAACTTTCGCGAAGTTACGGAATTCTCAAGACGCTCGATCTTGAGTCGATGTGGAAGTCTGAACTCTCGGACAACAGCCGGTCGGCGATCTGGCAGTACGTCCAGGGTCTCTACGTCCTCGGAAACAATGTCAGTGAGGAGGAGATTCAATCGTCCCGTCATACTCAGATGGACTTTTCGCCGGAGAAGATCAATCAGTTGTTTGCACCCCAGGGACCGGATGGACAGGAGAATCCGCTGGCAGGACTTTTGGGAAATCTGTTGAAACCCGAGATGATGGAAGAGATGACATCCAAGGTTGAACAGGAGTTCGGTGACGGTCAGGGTGGTCTCGACGAGAACAAGATCATGCAGGCGCTTGGGCCTATGATGGGCAACCTCACCAAGATACTTCAGCAGCCTCCTCAGTGAAAAAATTAACTAGTCAATAAATAAGAATGGAACAACCGTGGTTTAGAAATCCATCGCACTTGTTTGCCAAGAACAAGGTGCTGATCTTTTGGCCTTTGGCTAAGCAAACACCCGTGGAGAGGCTCAACGCCGCCACTCGGTTCATCCTCTACACCATGGCGATCCTTTATGTGATTAACCGTGACATCAGGGTCATTTACCTGGGTCTCACAGTTATTATGGTGATGGCATCCATGTTCTTGGCGGGTGGCATCAAGGAAGCGCTTCGTCCGGCTTCGTTTGAAGCAGAAGGCGATCGTTTTAACGCGACCACCCCAGGACAGGCATGCGAACAACCGACCAAGGAGAATCCAATGGCCAATGTGCTTCTCTCGGACTACACCGACAACCCGAAGCGACCGGCGGCGTGTTACTATCCGACCGTCAAGGATAAGGTGAAGAAGTTTCTGAACGAGGGTACTCCCACCGATCAGGCTGATGTCTATTCGAGCCGAAACCAGGCGTTCCGTGCCTTTTACAGTATGCCGTCCACGACCATTCCCAACGACCAGAGTGCATTCCTTCGCGGTGCCTATGCCCCCTTGGTGAACAAGGTCTGCAGGGATGATGGCGAGGCATGCTATCCCAACGATGCATCCATGTTCGGTCAGTCCAGGATGCCCGAACTTCAGCAACTCAGAGGCACTTTCGGCGGCAGCACTTAAAATCTCCGGTGATAGTAATATGGCTTATCAGCTCAACACATCAAAGGTCCTTTTGGATGCCGAGAGTCTGCCCGTGGATTGCGCCTACGATCATGTGATCGCGCCTCCGGTGGTCAGCAACCTCAACTACGCCGGCTCGGGTCGTGCTTCCACGCCCATCTACGGCACTGCTCCCTACATGGCCGGCAAGGGTGCTCCCGGTCCTCTGATCCTGGTCGAGGACATGCTCCGCCCTCAGTCCACAACGTTCTTCAAGAAGGGCTATGCAGGTCGCCCCTATGACTTCCCCTCCAAGGACATGTCATGCTCGGTGCCGCTCCGAACCAGGTCATGGGATCCGACGAGCAGCCGTGCCGATGTCCAGAATGTTCTCTTCGAGAGACGTTACAAGTGATTTTAAAATCTACCGTAGTTTTAATATGGACCCATTGAGTCTTGTGGCCTTGTTAGGGATTGCTGTGGCAGGTCGTCAAATTGCCAGCAGTGACCGCAAAGAAGGTTTTACTCCAGCACCTGTTCCGAACCGAGAGACGCAACAAATGCCGTTTTTTGGTAACAATGTGAATACTCCAACCCAGGAATTGACTGCCGTGACAGATCTGTTCACGGGTACCTACGACCCCAAAAACCCACAGGGCGGTCTCATCAACCCGAAGAAGGAGGTCGTGGCGACCCTTCAGGACACTTCTCCCAATGTTCAGTTCCCGTTTGGTCAGCCTGTATATAACTTGTATGACCGTCAGAATGTCTCGAGTCGCATGAACAATCTGTCGTCCGCCGAGCGAAGGTTCGTCGGTCCCGGTCTTGGCGTCCCGGCTAACGTGCCTGCCTATGGTGGGTTCCAGCAGCAGTTCCGGGTGATGCCCAACAACGTCGGCGCGTACCGCTTGACGACACTTCCTGGTCGCTCGGGTCCCGCCAAGGACTTTGTATCGAGGGGTTCGGAGCGTCTCACGGTCACTCAGAATCGTCCCGAGAAAACCTATCAACTTTTGGGTGCCGAAGGGAAACGTCCCTTGGAACGGGGTCGCGCGCAGGGACAGGGTGGCATGCTCACCGGTCAGCGTGAACGCGAGATGTACGTGAAGACCCAGCGTCCCACGGTTCGTTCGGAGACATCGACCCGGATGGACGGTCTCGAGTTCGGTACGGCAAAGCGCTTCATTCCCGCCTCGACGAGCCAGGATACACCGACGCGTAACAAGGCGAACTTCCAGGCGCGCATCAATGACGTGGCGGCTCCGGGCATCCACTCATTCGAGGGGGCCTACCAGAACACACAGAATACCATCCTTCTGCGCCCCGCCGACCGTGGCAACAGGGGGTACACGCCTCCGGGTGGTCGCATGAATGTCCGCGGGAATGCCACCCAGGCTCAGGGTGCCACCACACACACTCGCGATAGCGCGTCGACCGTTATCGAGGGCGGTGCCGGAAACCAGTATCTCAACCAGAATTACGATATCACTTGGAAGCAGAATAATAATGCCTACAAGGGAAATGCAGATTTCAGGACAAACAACCTAGGCCTCGCCGTCAAGCAGTTGGACAGTAATCCGTTCGCTCTTTCACTGGCTCAGCACTAAACGTCATATACCCTACATTCTAGAGCATGGGGTTCTTCCTTACAGAACATCTCCATGGCATCCAGTTTGTTCTCTTGTTCACGAACCCTTTGATCGTGAAGACGAGAATAAAGCTCTTCATGTTCCATCCAGTCATGGACGTATTTGTGTGGATTTTCGATCATCCGTTTGGTGGGTCTTTTCAGTTCGGTGCGCTTCTTGAACATGTACGGCGGCACGTTCCTGAACAAGCAACTGTAGTAGAGCATATTTAAAAATAAAAGTCATTATATTTTTAAGTATGAGACACGAGACGATCGCCATGGAAGTTTCGCCCTTGGAGTTCGAGGGTATCAGGACTATAGACTTCGACGCCCAGGTGGACGATGATGAAAAGATGGTGATCGTCACGATGTCCAGATACTTCATTGGGGATCTCCATGATGAATGTGTAAAGAAGGCCAAGAAGATGTTCGAAGGCTACAGGGTTAAAACTAACGTGAGAATGTAAAATAAACATGGAGACAACCACGATTGAAGTACCAGTGAACCCATTTCATTTCGACGGGATGCGAAGCCTTGGAATACCCATCAAGGTGGATCACAAGGAACAAATGATCTACGTTGATTTTATGTCAAACCAAGGAACTAAAATAATGGAAGATTTCCTTTCAGAGGTCGGTCACAAGTTCCCCGGTTACGAGATCAGGGTAGCCAGGCTTGACCAATGAGAACCGCCTTGGCATACTTGGTGGCGATCATCGAATGAATCATCGGCCAGTCCATGACGTTGCTGGCAGTGATAGATAGACCAAATGGATTGGAGTTTACGAACTTGACAAACTCCTTACCGTTCTTTTGAGATTCGGGTGAAGTATAGTACTCCATCTTCTCAAAAGAGCCCTTGAGCCACTGAACATGCTTTTCATTTTGGGGATCAAACCGGTCCATCGTTTATAGTTGAAAAGGTTTTTATGTCTTTAATTAGTAGTATGAGTTCCATTGACAACTCTTTAGAAGGTGGAGGAAGTGCCTCGGCTTCAGGGAAGAAGGGTGTCATCCAGTTGAGTGATGGAAACTTCAACCTGACTTCGAACAAAGACCTCAAATCCGATCCAGCAACCGGAACCATCACCACGACAGGTTTGACGACCACAGGAACTGTCTTTGCTGCAACGATATCGACATCTAATCTGGTGGCAGATACAGTCACAGAATTGACCGTTGTTGGCGATGCATCTATCACTGGGAATGCCATCGTGGATGGTTCCGTTTCTGCTACAATATTTGATGGTGATGGTGGTATATTGAGCAATGTTCAAACTACCGATACCCTGCAATCTGTCACGACTCGTGGTGCTATCACCACGGATACCATAACCGTCGGTGCACTGACAACTTCAGGGTTTGTCCAAGGCGCAACCATCTCTTCCACGGGAAATGTGAACGCCACCGGAAATCTCGTGGCAACAGGTTCGCTTACGGGAGCGTCCGCGACGGTCTCGGGACAGGTTCAGGGTGCCACCGTTTCGTCCACTGGACATGTGAACGCCACAGGTTCGCTCTCGGGTGCTTCCGCGACGGTCTCGGGACAGGTTCAGGGTGCCACGGTCTCTTCCACGGGTCAAGTAATCGCCACAGGTTCGCTCTCGGGTGCTTCCGCGACGGTCTCGGGACAGGTTCAGGGTGCCACCGTTTCGTCGACCGGAAGTATCATCGCAACGTCTACAGTTACAGGATCTCATGTTAATACACCAACCTTGGTCGTGAGCAAGGATGCTCAGATTACCGGTAACCTCACTGTATCTGGTGGACTGGTTACGATCACGAGTACCACCACGGGAACCAATCAAATCAATATCACCAACAATGGGACGGGACCAGCCCTCATCGCAAAGCAGACCGGTGATGAACCCATCGTGAACTTTTTAGACGGCAGTACAAGTGTCTTCTTTATATCTGGAGGCGAATTGACAGACAAAGATGGGTTCGTGGGTCTCGGAACAGAAACGCCACAGGAACGTCTGGATGTTCAAGGCAATATTGTTTCAAGCGGAACTATATCGTCAACTAACGTCGCGACGTCCAATTTGACGGTAACGAACTTTCATAGCGTTACTGGAACCTTAACCGCGTCCAATATAGTCACGTCAAACTTGACCGTTAGCAATCGTCTCTCGGGCGGTACCATCTCGGTCTCCAACATCGAAGCAACGGCCAACCTGGTGGTCGGTGGACCTGCAGACATTACGGGAACCCTTAGTGCCGCAGACTTTATTGGTTCGGGAGATGGAATTAATGACCTAAATGCGTCTAATATCACTTCAGGGACTCTAAACAACGCTAGACTTCCAGGGACCATCTCGGTCTCCAACATCGAAGCCACGGCCAACTTGGTCGTAGGTGGGCCTGCAGACATTACGGGAACCCTTAGTGCCGCAGACTTTATTGGTTCGGGAGATGGAATTAATGACCTAAATGCGTCCAATGTCACTTCTGGAACTCTTAACAATCTAAGGCTTCCCGGGACCATTTCGGTCTCCAACGTGGAAGCTACGGCCAACTTGGTCGTAGGTGGGCCTGCAGACATTACGGGAACCCTTAGTGCCGCAGACTTTATTGGTTCGGGAGATGGAATTAATGACCTAAATGCGTCCAATGTCACTTCTGGAACTCTTAACA